CCTGCTTATATTCTTCATAAGTAAGGTCTGTATTGTATCTGGTAGCTTTATAAAGATGTGTAATAGTATCTGCATACTGGGTATTTCTAATTCTACCTGCTATCTGTCTTACCTGTGTACTAATATCCATTAAGGTTTGTGCCTTGGTGCTTTCAGAGATGATATAAATTTTACCTTCTGTATCAAATAAATCACAGCCTTCAAAGCAGGTGGAAGTATAAAAGTTTATCTTCTTTACAGGGTCAGTAGTTTCACCATTAGTAACACCTTGACAAGTATGCTTATAGCTTTCATTATTCTTGCTAAAGATGATTCTGGTATTCTCATTAGTAAGGTTACAGTTCTTAATCATAGTAGCAATAAATTCCACCGAGTTTACAAAGAAGTGAGCATTACCGAATACTTTACCTTCTAAGAAGTCATTGATAACTTTCTTTACTGTAGCACCTACATACTTACATTGTACTGCATTTACCTTTACTTCGGTCTTATCTTCCCAGTCTATTTTAAAGGTCGGAATATCCTTTAGTTCTTCCAGCATTAAATCATATTCAATAGGGGTAGCTGTTAAGAATGACCATTCTTTGAATTTCTTATATTCGTCTAATACAGTCCTTACAGCCTTGTTTCTAAAGACATACTGGATAAACAACAGGTGTAGTTCATCTATTAGTAAGAAGTAGTTATAACCAGTAATACCAGCAACTTTAGCTAAACTATCATAAGTACACATAATCTTTTTAGCACCTTTCTTAGTATTCAAATACTCTCTAATTTCGTATGTGGTAACACCTTCATAAACACCTAGTACATTAACCTTACCATCTGTATTATATGTCTGCATCTTATTCTTAATTAGTGATACAAAGGGAACACATATAATAGTATCTTTACCATCTTCTAAAGCTATAGATGTTCCGCCACAGCCTACTTTACCTTTATCTATTAAATATCCTACTGGTAAACCATTCTCTTTGAATAATGGATATTCACCTAAATACTTGTACTCTTTAGTAATAATAATGTTTGTCATAATTGTAAATTGTTTGTTTAGTTAGTCGGTTTAAAATCTGGAGTTTAGAAGCATCTGGAGTTTGAATTATGGGTGTGACATTTTTGGGTATTCTTTCTATAGAAGATTGAGGTTTCGCTACCAAAATTTGTCACACTTGAAATAAAATAATAAGCGTATCACTACGCTTACTATTCTACGCTTAACTAACCCAAACTCAAAAATTATGATGAATAATTAACAATCAGTACCTAAAATATGCTCAAAAGGTACTTATGGTAATAACTTTGTGATTCTTAGATGTGAATTAAGTGGAAGAACTGGCTAATCAGCTAGCCAGTCCACTTAGATAATCGAATTAAAATCTATGTTTCAGTATGATAGTTTCCTTCATTTATTGTAATACAAAGATAGTGAAATATTTTGACATATACAAATTAATTGTAACAAATTTTAAAATTTATATTGAGGATGTTATAATAGCTATATTCTTGTATTACAGTATGCAAAGTGATGGATGAATGAACTTAAAGTAAAGTTTCTTATCACTTCTTTTCACTAGACCAGCTTCTAAAGCTGAATATACTGTATTATGTTGTACTCCTATTTCGTGAACTATTCTATTTAGAGATAGGTCTACAATATTGGATGCTATTCTAGACCAGCATTTGAATCGGATTAAGAAGCCGATTACTAATCTATCTACATCTGTATCTAACAGGCTGCTATCTATGGTTACAAAGAACTTGGTAGGTTCTGTATAGCTATACTTATTACTGCATCCAGTTCTATCTATTGTTAGGTTGGCTACTTCTTCAAACTTCTTTAGATGGTTAAAGATGGTAGTTTCACTAACACCTGTTATTCTTACTATATCTTTAATAGTACTATCTGGATTCTTACTAATGGCTACTAATGTGCAGAAGTAAGTAAATGCTTCATTATTGGTTAATGCTTGTAATACTAGTATGCTTAATTTAATGTTCATTGCTTGGAGCGTTTGATAATTGATAAAGGTTATCTATATTTGCATATTATTTAATCTATATAGCTATGTTGGAGTATAAGAAGAAATGCTTTGTGATAATGCCTATTAGTGATGCTGAAGGCTATGATAAAGGACATTTTACTAGAGTTTATGAGCATCTTATTAAGCCAGCAGTAATAGAAGCTGGTTTTGAGCCTGTACGGGCAGACGATACATCTAAAGCTAATTTTATTGTAATGGATATACTACAACAAATACTAGCTTGTGATATGGCTATATGTGACCTTAGCTCTAGGAATCCTAATGTGTTTTATGAATTGGGAGTTAGACAATCCTTTAATAAGCGCACAGTTCTTATATGTGACAAGAATACTGTTAAGCCATTTGATACATCTGGCATTAGAACTTTAGACTATAGTTCTTCCTTAAGAATTGATGAAGTGAAGAAGTCTATTCCAGAAATAGCCAAATGCATCAAAGACACTTATGAAGCAGATGCCAAAGAAGTTAATTCATTGTTACAATTATTATCTATTGAGCCAGCAGTATTACCAGATAAAGTAACACTATCACAAGACTCCAGTATGATTCTAACTGCTATCAATGATTTAAATAAAAAAATTACTTTAATGATGCCTCCTATAGAGAATTGTACAGTAAATGACAAAGCAGTAATTAGGCTTCCTAATGGAGAATTAGTACATATAGGTGACATAATATATAGTGATGATAATTTTGGAACTCCTTTAGGAACATTGGAAGGGGACAACAGAACTCATATAATGATACGGAACGATAAGAAGGAGTTAGTTGCTATACCTAGAAAATCTGAGAAAGGTTTTAGACTAGCAACTCTACCATTTTAAAATAAGTTTACTTACATTTATAATTCTTATAGTGTTTTTTAGCGTGGCACTCTTTACAGATAGACATAAGGTTATTAAAGTCAAATGCTTTGGCTAGTCTTTTAGTGCCAGTATAATTCATAAAGGAATCTATATGGTGAATATCTTCTGCTGGCTTAATGATGCCTTTGGCTAAACAGAGTTCACATAATGGCTGCTGCATTAGCTTAGCTAGTCTTAATTCCTTCCATTTGCTAGATTGGTATATCTTCTGTCTTTCTTCCCTGTTAAATGTTCTGGAAGGCTGCTTATTCGGTTTCTTTAGGTATGGCATATAGTTCTGCTGGTATTATGTATTCACCTTCTTCATTCTGTACTTCCAATGGTGCTAATTTACTATTCATTGTATAGCTGGACTTCTTAGCATAGCATCTTATAGTATTGAATTGCACTCTTAGTAGTTCTAATACAGATTCTTCTGTTACATCTTCCAGCCCTACTTCCATACATCTTATTACTGCTTTCTGTAGGAAATCTTCTACAGTCTGGGACATATAGATATTGTCTTTATAGTATATAGTGTATTGCTTTACTAATTCGGGATAATGCTTGGCTATTATATCAGCTATCTTAGAAGCATTTCTATGAAGTGGCTTATCTATTACTGTATTGTAGCTGTACTGGTCATATTGTGGCTTCCAGTTAATTATCTTATCTGCTGTTTCTGTATCAATGTGAAATAATGCTGCTGCTTTGTCTAGTCCGTAATCATAAACATATTGTAGTAGGACTGATTTAGGTGGTCTTATCATTCTTGAATTTAATATACTGGTTAATGGTTTCCCTGTTATAATTGAAGAAGTCCTTTAGTATGGCTTCTATTAGTGGTGCTTTATCTGATTTATGGTTAGTATGTTCATCTATAATATCAATATTTCTATTAAAGAAATCTGCTATTATCAATCTTAGTAGTTTAGACCTGTCTTTGCCTAGTAATTGCTGTAGTTCCGTTAGTAACAGGTCGGTATTTAGGTCTATTTTAGCTTTAATTTCTATTGGGTAATTACTTCTTCTTTCCATAGTTTAGCCTTTAATTGTATTACAAATTTACTAACATCTTAACAGATTTCCAAATAAATAATTCACATTTTTTAATAATTGTATTATAGTGATTATAAGTCAATTAGAGCCATTGTATAGCTTTATAAATTATAAAAATTAAATAGACTATAATATGATAAATTACACTATTCCAAAGGACATTGAAAAGGATGCTAAGGTATATATGCAGAATGTACTGGAACAGCTGGATAGTACTGGTATGTTAGAGAATGTGGATAGTGCAGCTTTAACAATGCTGGCTAGAAACTACAGTATGTTCATTAAGGCATCCAAACAGTTAGAAGATGAAGGTTTGACTGTTACCAGTGATAGGGGTAACATTGCACCGCACCCAGCTATTAAGATTGCTAAAGATGCTCAAACACAGGCTATGAAAGTTATGCTGGAGTTCGGACTAACAGCTAAGGCTAGAACTAAATTGCCTAAAATAGAACAAGACGGGTATAACCCATTTGAACAGTTTATAAAGGAAGGAAAGGAAACTAGGTAATGAATGTGCTAAGTTTGTTTGATGGTATAAGTTGCGGACAGATAGCTTTAGAAAGAGCAGGAATTAAAGTAGATAATTACTATGCAAGCGAGATTAAACCAATAGCTATTAAAGTAACACAAGCGCATTACCCCAATACTATTCAATTAGGAGACGTAACAAAGATTGAAGCTAAAGAATTGCCTAAAATTGATTTACTTATAGGTGGTAGTCCTTGTCAGGATTTTAGTTGTGCAAATTTAACAAGAAATGGTTTAGAGGGAGAAAAGAGTTCTTTGTTCTATCATTACCTAAGATTACTTAGAGAATTAAAACCAAAGTATTTCTTATTGGAGAATGTAAAAATGAAGAAAGCGGATGAAGCTAAGATAAATGAGCTTCTAGGAGTTGAACCAATAGCTATAAATAGTAAATTACTTTCTGCACAAAATAGACCTAGATTATACTGGACTAATATTCCTAATATAGTGGCTCCAGATGATAAAGGGATAAATCTGAATGATGTTTTAGATAGTGGCTATTCTCCTAAAGATAAAGCTAGGTGTTTGCTTGTATCTGATAGCAGACCATTAAAAACACCTATAAAGATGTTTCATAGATTCTATGCTAAAGGCTTCACTACTCTTATCTTTAAGGATGAGAAGCACTATCAGCAGTGTAAAGATTACTATGATGAACACTTTAGAGGGATGGCAGCTAGTGATATTGTATGCAGCTCACCTATCTTCAATGATGTAAGGTATCTGAATAAAGCAGAGAGGGAGAGATTACAAACTATGCCTAAAGGATATTGTGATATACTTACTGATAATGAAGCAGCAGATGTTTTAGGTGATGGATGGACTGTAGATGTTATAGCCCACATTTTAAGAAATATAGAGGTATAAAATGAATACCAAACTTTACTATGAATATTGTAGTAGGGTTCTTAATGGTGAAATAATAGCTGGTGAAACTATTAAGCTGGCTTGTAAGAGATTCCAGAATGACCTGCAAAGGGATGATTTGGAATTTAAAGAGGACAAGGTAGATAGAGCCATTCTGTTCATTAGCACATTGAAGCATTATACAGGTAGACATTCTGGTAAACCATTCACCTTAGAAGGATGGCAGCAGTTTATAATAGCTAATATAGTTGGATTCTACTGGAAGGGAACTACTACCAGAAGATATACTAGCAGCTATATAGAAGTAAGTAGAAAGCAGGGTAAGACAGCTTTAGCTGCTGCTTTATGCTTGTATTATTTAATAGCTGATGGTGAAGATGGTGCAGAAGTATTACTGGCTGCTAATAGTAAAGAGCAGGCTAAGATAGCCTTTGATATGTGTAGCAAGTTTAGTAAGGGACTGGATTCTAAAGGCAAGTATCTTACAGCCTATAGAGCTGATATTCTGTTTAACCTTACTAATTCCAAGTTGAAAGTATTGGCTGCTGATGATAGTAAGCTGGATGGATTTAATGCCAGCTTTGGTTTATTGGATGAATATCACGCTGCTAAGAATAGTAAAGTACGTGATGTTATTAAGTCCAGTATGGGGATGAGGATGAACCCACATCTTTGTACTATTACTACTGCTGGCTTCGATAAAACTTTACCCTGTTACCAATTAAGAACCGTAGCTATAGAAGTGCTTAATGGCTTAAAGGTAGATGATGAAATGTTTATAGCTATCTATTCTTTAGATGCTGATGATGATTGGAGAAATGAAAAGAACTGGATTAAATGTGCACCAAACTTGGATATTACAGTAACTTCCAAATACATTAGAGGACAGGTACAACAGGCAATAAATAACCCTGCTGATGAAGTCGGAGTTAAAACTAAGACTTTGAATTTATGGTGTGACAGTTCTAATGTGTGGCTACCAGAGGACTATATTATTAAGTGCAGTCAGGAAGTAGACCTTAATAAGTTTGCTGGTATGGATTGCTATGTAGGTGTGGATTTAGCTGCTACTTCGGATTTGACTGCTGTAGCTTACTTAGTAGTACAGGATGGTACTTACCACTTCAAAACACATTACTATCTTCCAGAATCGGCATTAAAGGATAAGGCAGATAAGGAACTTTACAAATACTGGAAGCATCAGGGGTATCTTACTGTTACCAGTGGTAATGTTACCGATTATGACTATATAACTACTGATATGCTTAGATATGCTGATGTAGTTAATATCCAGTCTGTAGGATATGACAAGTATAATGCTACACAATGGGCTATAGATTCTACAGAGCAGGGATTACCATTAGAAGAATATCCACAAACACTAGGTAACTTTAATATGCCTACTAGAGAACTGGAAAGGCTAATACTATCTGGTAAGGCAGTTATTGATAACAATGAAATAAATAGGTACTGCTTTAGAAATGTTACTTTGAAGTCTGATTATAATGGTAATGTTAAACCGAATAAGGCAGTAGATAAGAAGAAGATAGATGGAACTATAGCAATGATACAGGCTTTAGGTATGTATCTGAGAACACCACATTACACAAATGAAATACTGACTATTTAATGGGAATTTTTACTAATTGGTTTAAAAAGAAAGAACCAGAGCAGGAAACCAGAGGGTTATTCTGTGATTCATTGATGTATAATATGAATGGTAGCTATACTACTAATAAGGCTATGTTATTATCTACAGTCTACAGGTGTGTAGATGTTATTAGTGATGCAGTAGCACAGCTTCCATTAGAACCATATTACATTAATGATTCTGGTTATAAAGAAAAGTTTATTAAGCATCCTACCTACTACTTACTGAACAAAGAGCCGAACAATAAGATGAGCAGGTTTACTTTTATAAAGACTTTGATAGTAAGTACATTACTTAAAGGCAATGGATATGCTTATATAGAAAGAGATGCTAAAGGAGATGCAGTAGCACTTCATTATTTACAGCCAGATTATGTTACTATTACTGAACAGAAGGACGGAATTAAATATAGTGTTGTAGGCATTAAAGGACTGGTAGAGCCTTGCAATATGATTCATATACTGAACTTTAGTTATGATGGTATTACTGGAATCAGTACTTTACAACACGCCAGACAGACTTTAGGACTGGCTACAGATTCTGAATCACACGCACAAGGATTCTTTAAAGGTGGTGCTAATCTGGCTGGTATTCTTAAAGTACAATCTACTTTAACTGGTAAGCAGAAGGTAGATTTAAAAACTAGCTGGCAGACTGCTTTTAGTCCTACTACTGGTACACCTAATGGAGTAGCTGTATTAGAAGGTAATATGGACTTCCAACCTATTACAGTGAATCCTGCTGATGCACAACTATTAGAAACCAGACAGTTTAATGTAATTGATATTTGTAGGTTCTTCGGGGTATCACCTGTAAAAGCATTTGACTTATCCAAGAGCAGTTATAGTACTGTTGAGGCTACCCAGCTGGCTTTTCTTACTGATACATTATCACCATTACTAGAGAAGATAGAATTAGAGTTTGAAAGGAAGCTGTACAAGCCTTCTGAAAGAAGTAGAATAGATGTAAGATTTGATACTTCTGTATTACTAAGAGCAGACAAACAATCTTTAGCAAACTACTACAATACACTATTTAATATCGGTGTGGTTAGTGCCAATGAGATTAGAAAGCAGTTGGATTTACCTGCTGTAGATGGTGGAGATTCCCATTTCGTACAAGTGAATCTGATGGAGATTAAAAATGCTGCTAATAACATTCCATCTAATAACAATATAATCAATGATACAGACAATTTACAAGGGGACTGACTTAGTATTCAATATTAAGTTGGAAGATAAGGACGGCATTCCCTTTAGGGTAAGAAACACTTCTGAATTTATACTTAGACTTTACACCACAAACCCAGCAGAGTTTATAGAATGTAGTTTTAAGGGTGGTGATTTGACTGGTATAGTAGAAGAAGATAGAATAGATAAGGCGGTTATAAATTCATCTGACCTAGATAAGCTACAATCTGGACTAATCTATTACAGCTACAGCTTTAAAAGTCCTAATGCTATGTTTAATGATGCTTATTATGATGAGGTAGTAAAGGGGCAGACTAATTATTATTTGAAGTAATGGAGCTACAGAGAGCAACTAAAGAAGGAGTATTAGAACTGGATAGAATCAGTGCCAAGATTGGTAGTACAGTTAATGCTGTATGGGGTACTATAGAAGGTGATATTACTAAGCAGACCGATTTACAGGATGAATTACAAGGTATTAAAGATGTTGTTAATACCAAAGTTGATAAGGTAGACGGTAAGCAGTTATCTACAGAAGATTACACAACACCAGAGAAACAGAAACTGGCTGGGCTTAGTAATTATGATGATTCTGCATTAAGAAAGTATATTGAATCCTTAGAGGAACAGAACAAGCTATTAAAGGAACAGGTAGCAGCATTACAGAATCAGATAGATAATACTGGTTGGATTCTATTGGAATAATAACAATACTATGAGAGAACTAAGAAACTGTAATGAAATTGTAAAGATGGATTCTAGGACTGTAGAAGGGTATGCTTTAGTATTCGGTAAGCAGTCTAGGGATTTAGGTGGCTTTACTGAAGTAATAGAACCTACAGCCTTAGAAGGTATTTTAGAAAAGTCTGATATACTATGCTTACTGAATCACAATGAGGATAACGACCTATCTGAACGTATCTCTTAAATGGCATAAGGCTTCCGTAAATGAACTGATTGAACACTTTAAATAAAAAAGAATGAAAGCACATGTAATGAAACTTGAAAACAATTGTGTGATTGTTGACGAGGAATATTTTAATAACCTGAAAGAAAAGTCCGAACTGAATGAGGTAAGGATAAAGGAGCTTTCCGAAGAGATGTTTTTGAGATACACCAAAGAGGGCGGAATAAGGGTTTCTTATGAAGTGAATGGTGTGCCATATCTCTTTCATCATGATTTACTGCATGAGATAAATTATGACGAAAGGGGCTATCCAATATCCATATCGGAAAGGGTGAAATATACTATTGCAGACGATATAACCGAGTTCTTGAACAATAAGTTTAAAGGACTGAAAGACGAGGCTTTGAATTACGCATTAAGCGAATTTGACAAGCAGAAACACGGTTTGGAGGCTACTGCAAAAATGTGGAAATGTCTTGCATTAATCTTTTTCATTATGACTATTGTTTCAGTAATCGCATTATTTATATAGTTATGACCGAAGAACTTGTAACATTAGAGACCGCGAAGCTGCTGAAAGAGAAAGGATTTAATGAGTTTTGCGAATTTGCTTATGCAGACGAAGATTTACATATAATGGGATTGCATTCTACAAATTCTTTCTTTAACGAAATAGGTTGTGGATATACTGCACCCACTAAATCTATCGCCCAAAAGTGGCTGCGTGAAACCAAGAACCTGCATATTGAAATATCCTATATGTATGGAAATTATTGGATATATGATATACTAACAATTCCGAATCACGACTTAGTAGGATTGTCTGACAGACCTATTGTCCATTATAAAAGCTACGAAGAAGCACTTGAGGCAGGATTACAGGAAGCATTAAAACTTATATGATTATGAGAAAATTCACATATGTATTGGCATCTGCCATCATATCATATCTAATTTGTGTATATGAGTATAATATGTGGGACTTTATTACAGGATTAGAACCTTCGCAAACTTGCGAAAGATTACTCGGATATGTGTTATATTGCGTGATATTCTATTGGGCTGCAAAGCTATTGATTATGATTAAATAAGTATGGAAACAGCAGAATTAATATTTAAATCCGTACTTGCCCCATTAAATTTTTGTACTTTGGCATTTTTACCTTAATTTTGGTAAGCAAGTGTCACAGACGCATGGAGAATAGGTTTGATGAGATAGAAAAATGCGTCCGTCATGTGTCATATCGTAACGACATTGTTTACATCACCCAGCTCTTGGAACTGCAAAGATGTGAATAAATAAGGAACGGTATGAGGAAGCCGATAAGATTGGAGAATAATCAAGGACGAAGAAATCAAATTAGGAATAAGGAAATGAACAATATTAATTTAAACGAATTGCGCGATCGCGCTTATAAAACCGCTTGTAAACACGGTTTTCACGATGAGGAATTGAGTAATAAACACCACCTTTGTTTAGTTACATCCGAGCTTATGGAAGCTGTAGAAGCAGATAGAAAGGGAAGATTAGGAAAGAAATGTAAATCACGTTTTGAAATGGACTATAATTGCTATCCTGCATTAGTGGAAGAAGAAAAGCGATTTAAGTGTTCCTTTGAAAAGAATGTAAAAGATACACTTCCCGATGAACTTGCCGATGCAGCTATACGCCTGCTTGATTTGTGCGGATTGCGTAAGATAGACATCGAGGATTTTACGGAAGAAATGTTATACGAGGCGGAGGGAAGTTGTGAGGATGAGACCTTTGCAGAAAGTATATATGCTATATCCACAATTCCCATCAGATATGCGTATGAATATGACTATCCATTAGAAAAGCAATTAAATGGCATGCTATTGGCTATTTTCGGGCTTGCCAACCATTTGGACATAGACCTCACATGGCACATCAATCAGAAGATGAGATACAATGAATTGAGAGAAAACAAAAATGGGAAAAAGTATTGAGCAACAATTTAAAAACAATAAGACGATGAAGGTTAACATTGAAAATTTACGCCAATCGGTTATGATGCCGACTAAAGAAGACAGGGCAGACTGGACCAACGGCTTGTATCTAATCTACGAAGACGGACATGCAGAACCGTTTACCGGCGATAACTTCAAAGATTGTGTACGATACATCGGATTAAAGCACAAAGACGTATCGTTTGCCATCTCGTTGACGGAGCATAAGGATGTTCAGTTGCTTGACAATGACAGCCGAGAGGAATTTGGAAATCAAATCTATTATGGGCGTGAATGTGATGCACTATTTGATATGAATGGACAGCGTAACACTGCTCAACTGATTGAGCGAAATCCTAAACTGTCTAATCTGCTGAAAGATGACGAATATATCCCATCATTAGGGCAGCTTAATTTAATGGCTCATTATCAAGATAATATAAACGATGTGTTGAGGTATATAGGCAAAGAACCGTTATCCTCCACATGGTATTGGTCCAGTACTGAGTACAGTCTCAGCCTCAGTTGGTACGTACACTTCTTCAGTGGGCAGACGAGCAACGGCGACAAGTGCTACAGTTACAGGGTGCGGGCAGTAGCAGCATTCACTTTGTGAACTACCGCTAAACTGAAGATTTAGGGGTTTTCAAATGCGAGTCCTTATAAAGTAACCATTTTTTTTTGGGGGGGGGATCATTCTTAATCGGGTAGTCCCCTTTTCTTCACACTAACAAGCTATGGACAATCAAATGATAGGTAGTTCATCCCAAATATCCCATAAACTTCAATTAGCCGCACAACAAAGCCACCTTCATCAAAACGACAAAGGGAATCATTTTACAAATCCACCTCTCTAAACGTTCCATTGTATCATGGCTAGCAGTTGGCAGAATACCCAATGAGGAATATCATCCGATTGCTCAAGCAATATATTCAACTTATCTTCTTTCATATTATGTTAACATAAAAAAAAGCGGTAAAACCGTTGGGAATTACCGCTTTGAAATCTCTATAAAGAATAAATATCCTTGCATTAGGTATACCTACAATCATTGAAGGGTAAACTTGTGGCAAGGACGTAGACTTAAATTGTTGCCAAGAAAGAGGACAAACTACTCATGTCTTCGAACTCTTTTATTTCAGATTCACTTTGTCTGAAAACTCTTTTTGAATTACGACCGTTTGTTACAGCCTCCAACATGGATTTTACAAAATTAGACATGTTTACCAAAGAAACATTCTTATTTTCTTCCATCACATTATATAACTCATCCGTGAAGGAACGAGACACAAATATCACTCCAGAGAAATCTAATATAACGTCCTCTTTAATGCCATCAATGGCAGATCTTATAATATCCGCATTAGCTCTTGAACGGATATCCGTACTAATCAAATCCGCAATTTTTAACATCGTATTCATATATTTATTTTTATCGAGTGTATTTATTATAGTCAAAGTCCAATGGGACCTTAACCGGAATTCTCATTAGAATTATTGTTCCATCCCAATATATAGAATTGGGAAGCTTAACAAATACAGAACCGGAGCTGTCATGCCTATGAAACGCACCTCCGGACAACATGAAAAATGAGCCATGAAGCCCATCAGAAAGCATTTCTTTGGATGAAGATATACCGTATCCTCTATTTTCTGCATTAGGCAAGTTCTTTGTAGACTTCCCCTCATTTGCCAACCTTAACGCTTCGGCATCATTCCCATTAATCTCATCCAAAAATTTTTGGGCCTTTACATAACTTCCCAGCACGGTTATTCCATCGTCAGCCAAGACCAAATCTATACAATCCTCTTTCTTTAAATACTGGGAAAAGATATAACCATGCTTGCCTTGAGAATGTTCGTTCATGTTATCAATCAATTCTCCTAAAAGATATGAAAGAGGAGTAACGATACGATAATCAGCTCCACTTTGTGTCTTTATAATTCTTTGAAGAATGCTTTGTAAATCGTCAATATTACTTTTGTGCAAATCAAACTGACATACTGGCAAATATGTTTTAGAGATATATGGCTCCAAAACCTCTTTCATGTTGGATCCGGCATCCACAAGTAATGGGTTCTCAAAATAAACCAAGTCCAAATAGCCAGTGATACGTATCGGTCTGTTTATGCATATCACATTCTTCTCACACCTTTGCTTATATATAACAAGCGGAGCGAGAAAAAACGGATGAAAAAAAGAAGTGTTACTTAAATCCCAGCATAAATCATTCATGCAACAATTGTCAGTCTGTTGTATGACTTGAAACAGATGATTAAATGCACTTCCTATTCTTTCATCTCTATCCACGTTTGGTATATGAATCACCTTCTTCATGATGCAAATTAAGTGATAAGTCTACATATTTGCAAATCATATCCCTTATTATTTTTAGCAGTAGTTCCCAAAAGTCAAAGAACGCTTCTGTTCGATTATTATTTTTCCAATCCTTTTCTGCAATGTTCACATAAGAACTTTTTGGCTACAGGGAACATCTTTTGACCGACATATCCGCTGAGATATTGCGCTTCCTCTCCATAAGGATCAATCCCGAAAGCCTTGGAGATATGCCGGCACAAATGACCTTTTTCGTGGTCCCACGAATTTTGAAACTGTTCGGGGGTAGAAGTCAAAGAGAGCACCATTACCGTCTCTCTTCTCCTGTAGTCCGAATAGGTAAGTCCGGTATTCATCCTGCCTTCCGTCAGGTTGCGATACGCACGTTTGAGGGAATCCCCCCTGCATCCTATACGGTACAGGTCGGTAATGATTTCCTTAGCCCAATAAGTGTGTACCGCATAATATACCTTGATGTGCCAATCCCCATATTTCGGTATGTAGAACTCCTGAACAATCATATAACATCAGACCAAATTACAGGAACTCCTTTACCGATGCAGGTGGCAAAGAATTCATCAAACGCCCTGCAAGGGTCCCCATCAATATCATCAAGGTAGCACTTTATGTGTTTGCACAAATGTGCTTCGTCAACCAATGATTTTTTGAAAAAATCCGCTTTCAACATATTTGCAACATAGGCAACGTCATATCCTTTGTCGTGTTCGATGGTAATTCCGTTTGCTTTGAGCATATCGTCCACCTCATCTTTACTCCAAGGGTCAAGTTTCTTTTCCTTGCCTGTTGCCTCGTCTTTCACTTTCATTTTTGAAACAGCCCATTCGTAAAGTTTTTTACTGAAATGGAATCCGTATGATTCCAGGTATTCTTGCATTCCTGATGGGAATTTGCTATATGTATCTAATCTTTGTTCCATAGCCTTAATTTAAAAAGAGGGGCGTTTCACCCCTCCTGTTATTAATAGAATTCACCGTTAGAGCGTCTGCGTCTGCGTTCGCCCATTTCATCCATACGCGGATATTCAGGAAAGTATCCGGGGTATCTGCGTTCATCCATGCCGGATGAGCTTCCACCACCTGAATAACTTCTCCCACCATCACGGAAACCCATCTCTCCGCGCATCTCTCTCATGGCTTTTTCGTAACCTTTGCGGCAGCCTTCCTTGTAGGCTTCCTCCACTTCGTCACCTCTCATACCGAAGCCGCGTCCGTAATCGTCACGCCCTTCTTCTAATATTTCCCACATTCCCATAATCATTTCTTGTTTTTAGATGCTTCAACCACTCCGAGCTGTTCCATTAACTTCTGATTCTGTGCAATGAGGTCAGCCATATTTTTGCTCATTTCCTGCATGTTCTTATCCATATTGGACATTTGCCCTTTCAATGCGGATATTTCCTGCTCCTGCTGTTGCTTGGCTGCAAATTCAGGGTTCAGCATGGCAAGCATTTGGTCACATACCCTAAGAAAGTTCTGATGATATTCCACACTTTTTAGGACATCCTCACTTTTCTGCTTCATGGTAAGGACCTCAGTATTCATTTCGTCTCTTGACCCTGTAATCAGCATCCCTGTCTTAATATCATCGGCAATATTGGCATTAGCCGGTATCTCTTGTAAATTGACATTCTGTCCGTTTATATTCACGACAAAATCAATAACCTGTACCGGCTGTGGATAAGGCATGTTGGGAACAGTCTTATATATGGTTTTTATGGGGCTTACATTAACGACCTGCCCACATTCCAAACTTGGATTTGCACCTCTATGAAGAAGATATAATGTACTGTTTACTCGTAAGTTCTGAAACATGATTGTTTGATTTTAAAGGAGTGTGGCTATTCCCATTTTGGAAATCACCACAAAACTCCATGTTAATTATTACTTGCTCCTTAAAGAAGCTGTTTCTGCTGTAGGAGCCGGAGCCGTTGTCGGTCTGTATCCACCATTAACAAGATACAATTCGTTGGTGTACTTGTTATAGTGAATTTCATAGATGCCTGTTCCGGCTAAGTTTTCAACAGTCACAGGCTCATTGTTATAAGCCATCAACGGTCTTGTGTCCCCATTAGTCCCTATTAGTATCGGAAGAGTTGCAGTCGTGCCGGCAGGTATAGCCTGACGGAGGCTGATATAGAACCCTCCAACATAATCCCTGTTACGGAATGCGTGGTTAGGAAGTTCCAAAGTAACATTCTCCGTGCCGACGGTCACAGCCACCGTAGGAAGAGTGTTGAAATTTGTTCTTCCGATTGATGGGAATAGGGATGGGAATCCTGTAAAAAAGTTAGGCCACATATCTACCTCCTTTCTTACCGGATTAACCCCAGTAGTTGTTGCAACCACATCCACTACGTCCGTATGCAGCATCGCCGGCATAGGCTCCAAAAGCAGCAGCTCTGTATGTGTCAAGATTTACGCCAACGATGTTAGGGTATTGTACCGGTACGGTTTGTGGCATGCGGCATTTAATGCCATCGACGTCTGATTGCAGGCTTTGCAATCCGGCTGCTAAAGGAGCAATCTGTTGTCCTACTGCACTCAGGATAGTGGCGTTCTGATTACGTTGGGATATTTCGGCTGTTAAAGTAGCCTTTTCCGCAGTAAGAGATGCAATCTTGTCCTGCAATGCCTGATTTTGAATTGCATCAAGTTTGGCAAGGATAGCATTCGTATTTGCAGTAGCCCCGTCACGCAATGACAATGCATTGTTGTTCATCGTATTGGTAAGGGCATTCATTGATTCGCAATTCTGCAAACGTCCTTCATAACCTTGTCTTTCAATAGCTGTTTGAGTTTTGCAGCAACAATCGGCAAGTTGAGTAAGAATAGACTGGTTGCCTGACTGCATAGCATTAATAATCTGGTTGGTTGACAATCCCACCTGATTACCTACTTGTGTAATGCTATTCTGAACATTGCACAATGCTGTCTGAACCTGTTGGGTAGAGCAGTTGAATGAAGAAGCCAATTGAGAGATAGCATTACCGTTACCCTGAATAGCTTGCATCAACAATTCGCGTCCTGCGTTTCCTGCCAATTCTGCCGGAAGTCCGTTAGCTCCGTTTCCTCCACGTCCACCGAACAAACCGCCACCGTTGCCGTTCCATCCAAAGATACTTGCTATCACAACAAGCCAGATAATGCTCCACCATCCGTCCTGTCCTCCAAAGCCGTTGCCGTTATTCATCAAGGCAAGCAGGTTAGGGTCTATCCCCTTGTTCCCAAACATTCCGGGAAGCATGGCGGTAATGTCAAGCTTGCTACCACCTGAACCTCCATTGCCTCCGTCTGAATTAAAAACATAAGTTCTTTCCATAAGTATTTGTATTTTGTATCCCGGTCAAAATTGACCGTATGCAAAAGTACATATGTTGTAACTTATGTAAAATCAGTTGTTTCCCAATGATTTCTTTATATTATCCCAATATATTCTCAACATTTTCCCACTTTCCATCCTCTCATAGAAATTTGATATCATGTAGTTGACAGCACGTTTGGTTTTGTGGATATGAACGGCTATTTGTGAAGGGTACATGCCGCTTTCAGACAGGAGAGACACAAGAAGATACCGGGCATCCACTGTTTCCATGTTTTTATCAGATGATAATATTTGGTCTACAGGCACTTCGGTTTCTTTTGAAACAATATTAATTATCTTGGCAAAGATTTCTGATTTGCACATAGTTTTTTCTAATTTTTATGCTTATCTTTGCCTCGCCACATAAAACATGAGATTTTGATGAACAAAGCATAAGATATTTATGTTGAAGATATTAGCCCCCAACATCAGGTATCTTATGCTTTATCATGTTTTTATGTGGCAATATTAATATGATGTATGTTGGGGGCTTTTTTTTTTAATTCTTAGCCCCCGAAAGAACTGCTTTTGTTATTTTTGAGTAATCGCTACGCTTCTACTCGTAGCGTTGTGAGGATAATCCTCGGTATAGTTTCTATTTCATTTTGAACCTCCTTTCTTCTTTATCATCCAAATAATAATAAACAGCAATACAAAGATAATACCTAAAGAAAAATCACCAAAATTAATCTTGACTTCCTGCCACCATGTTAGCTCTTTTTCTACCGGGTAAGGAACTTGAACTTCACGCACACGGTCAACATATAAGGTATCTGTTCTTCCCCTATCCCTGTACTGCGTGCGCCATCGCTCAACGAATACCGTGTCACCCTTCTCACGAATGTAGATAGAATCCTTAATGTGGATTGAATCTCTCTCGTGGATGGTGAGATACAAACTGTCTACACGTACAGTTTCAACAGGCACATACTTTACACTACGGCATGATGAACATATTGCCAACGTCAGCAATATGACACAATAAATTATGGTTTTCATAAGCTTACAACATTAGCTTGCAACATTAACATACAACCCTACTAAGCTGCTTAAGTCATGGGTCAATGCCTGACCGCTGTCCCTTGTGCAGATATACAATACGTCATTCTGAGTATAGTACTTGTCTCTGAATATCTCCATAGGAGGTGTATAGGGTATCGGGTCATCCTTGGTGCCTGATGCGGTCTCTACAACCACTTCGTAGAGTGCTGCCGTAGCCATGCCGGGATATTGGCTCTCCAAAACCATAGGGATATCTTGCCGGACCTTATACAGGTGTTCCTTGTAATTAACCTTATCCCCCTTGGATAAGGATTCGTCTATATATTCCGCCCAATCGGGATACAGCGATTTAACCTTCAAAGATTCGCTGTCTGTCAGGCTCAATGTCTGTATCTGTTTTTTGGCGGATTCCACCATGTTTTGTGCGGATGCAGCCAATATGTAATCAGCACTATAAGGTTGCGGTTCGTGATTCCATTCTTCCGATTCCATGATTTGTACAAATTCGGGGTCATCCATTCTGTAGGTGGGGAATGAGTCCCTTGGGAAGAGGTTAACGAATTCCTCGTGCAGCACTACTTTCGTGCCGTCTGCGTTGCTTCGCATTGTCGGCAATGCCAACAGTCCATGTTGGGTCAGCCATTCTATCGTAACGATTGTATATCTCATTGTCCAATTATATTAGTTAATACGTAATCAATTAATTCTTGCTCTGTGAATCTGTCTGCCTCTGTTGGTATGGAATCAAAGGCTATGGAGTTGTAGAAGGCGAGTTTGGAGAAACAATCCCTAGTGTTTATGTCTTCCCAAAAGAAAGAAGGAGCTTTACTTGTCTCAGGCTTAACGTTAGCGTTTACAGTCGTAATTGTATGTTTCACCCCAAACAATTCATTATACTTAATAGACTTGTTTAATACTCCGTTAATATAAGTTACACCACTTGAATTTCCTGCATAAGCAATATTATTATTACCCATTGTAAAGATATAGAATGGATCGATACGTATCGGGTCCTTCCTTTGTGAGTAGTACATTTTAGAAATGTTAAAGTCCCCTATCGGATTAACCGTCATAAACAGCATCTTCACTCCACTACTCAGATTCTCTACCAATCCGTAATCATCTACACCATCTGTCACTAATGCACCGGGATATTCGGGTATCTGAGTAATGGTGATGTTACAGTTGTCTATAACTTCAAGAGTTGTAAATCCTGTCCAACCATTCTCACTACCAAGCGACAACGATTCTGAATCAAATTCAAAATCTCCATTTTTTAATATAATATGTTTATTCCCTCGCTTATTATATTGAAAAACGAATTTACCTTCAATCTCTTTCGTTATACCTGTAATATGACATTTTATATGCACAGCCTTTACACTTAAATCAATATATAAAACGCCTTTTTGAACACCTAACAAGCTTTTGATTACAACTTCTGAACTTGACAACTTTTCCACATTACCATATGGCGAAGGTGAATTCCATTTCAAAAAGTTATCATTGTATCCTCCAACACCACTCATTTCGGCAAACAGGAAGTTATTTAACTTCATATTCCTTTTCCGACCTGACAGGTCCTGTAGATACCCCGATACCTTAAGTATCTCATTGGTGGGGACAGATTTTCCGCTAGGAAGCATCTCAATCGTAATATTACAATCGCCAACAATATTCCCACTTCTTACCCCAAGATTTTCGGCAGTCTGCTCTATAGGAGATAGTGTATAATCCCCATTAGATGGAATCCTTAAAATCGAATTATTCCAATAGCCCCAATATAATTCCTGTCCATCAACCAACCCACTAACTCGGATTTTCATCCCTTTGAAATTGCTTTTTGCAGCTAGATATACAGAAGTAGCTTTTAGGTTTTTAAAATTAGTTATAGTAATGTTTGTAGATGTAACGTTAAAAGTGCAATCTGCCGATTTAGTCCATTTAGAAAAATCATCAGGATACACATCCATCGGTTTGCTCATGTCATAATAGAATGAGATATGCTCCCTTATCCATTGAGGGATAGGGGAAGGCTTGGAACCACCGCCACCCGAACGGATTAAGCCAATGTGATTCAGTGCGATTGTATTCAACCGCACCGAATTTAATCCTATTGTGTTAACCTTCATATCACTCCAAAATTAATGCCTTGACAGGCTTAACATTGCACTGAATCTTGATATGCTGCTCACCAATAATACCTTCGATGTTCTTCTGCCAAACTGTTCCAACCCCGTAATCGACTTCAAACGCCACCCAACTCTCACCGTCCAAACTCTGATACAATACCACCTTGGACGGATGTGTATCGAATACCAATTGCAAACCAAATGTAGACGCAGCAGGCTGAAACTTACACTCCTGATTGGAGCCGGATGCTGCAAAATTGCCGGTTATATCCTTTAATGCCATAATTGTAGATTTAATTGTTAAACGATTTCAATTGTAATACTTTCGCCTCTTCTCTGTGCATCCTCTATCAGCACATTGAGCTTATCGGAGGTATATCGGGATTCGGTCAATCGCCCGACTTCCGTATTCCTTCCGACGAGTATGCAGCCGGCAGAATCATCGGCAGTATTCCCCGGATGTATCAAGATTCCTTCAAAGGCAGGGACGTTAAGCAATCGTGGCAGGTTTCTGCCAAACTTGGGAGACCAATTATATACCACCTTATATTCTCCGTAAGGAATGGCGGTTTTGCCATATACCTTCTTTTCATTGCTCAAATCGCGGACGGTGTCTTCCAGTGTGTTGCAGAAAAGCTTCCCGTCTACGAACAGTCTGCCCACCGTATAAGCGGGTTTCTTCCATAATCTTTCTACTCTTAATTTCATTTCTTTTCCTCCTTAATTACTTCTTTAATATCTTCTTTGTCGACTTTTAATGTCTTGCCGAAAATCAGCCTGAACGCTTCGACAATATTCAGCTCGATTCCCTTCGGCTTAAGTATGTTGCTGATAATCGAGCACATTTCCAAAAAACACACCATCAGGCAGGAATACATATCAATGTCGTAACGGCTACCCGATGCCTTGTTTATCATAACCACCATAAAAACGAAACTGAAGTATGTAACCATCTTGCCCATGGTTCGCCTTACCGCCCGACTGAACCGGACCTGTTCGCCCATTATGATACTCTTTCTCAGCCCGCAGGCTAAATCACATATAATCACGGCAGCAGACACTATCAGCCACGGAATCATGTGTTCTATGCTCTCCTGAACGAATGCGGTTGCCACTCCTGCCAATCCTCCGGCTACGCTCTTATCTATGCCATCTCTAACTATTGCACTAATCATTTGTCGGATTAATTTTTAATGTTATATTTGCAAAACCTTGTTAACCGGAACGCGAAAACTAATCTTGATTCCCTGCCCGCCTGAGAAGGTATGCAGGGAATTTCCCTATCTTAGCCTAATCAAGATTAAACACAAGCTTGCTCGGATAGCCAACGGTATAGTCATAATTAATCAGCTCTTCAAGCGTACTTAATCCGGATACCTCGGATAGATGCTGCTGTGTGACATTATAGCATGATAACGCATACAACTCCAATTGAGAAAGCATCTGTAGTGCCACATCTATTGGGATGGTGTAATTAATCCCCTCAAACCAAAGAACGGTATCAGTCTTTTTGGCACTCTTCTCAATGTTGATGCTGTTCATCAGACCTACACGCATTTCCTTGGAGAGCCACATCTTCTTGCCGGCAAGGGTAAATTCGTTCACATGGTCAGACACATCATATTCTTTGATGCGCTTCTCCAATTCCCGGACCAATGATTTTCTTACCGAATCTTCATCATTCGTATCACAGTACACCCATAATGTATCATATATATATGCTGTCCTTTCTACAGTACCTTCCATCGCAGGATAAGTAACTACTTCCTCGTTGACGCATACCAATGCTTTCTTGCCTGAATAGGTTATTAAAGGCATACGCACATCAAATTCATTTCTTTCTGTTCTCATAATCATTATATTATAATTCGATAAAAGGGATAGAAAAAGATCCAGAGAAAGAGGAGGCGCTATGGTTAATACCGCCATTATAAACACTACGAGCCGAACAATAGCTGTTATTAGATTCGTTACCGACCATAGAGCCATGGAGACTCCGCTCATTCGCATTGACATCGTTATTAATATATAACCATAAGTAAGCATTCTCGTAATTACGGCCCCCTCCACCGGTAGTCTCCGCACAAAAAAGAGAAAAATCATAATCCGATTTTTTCACCCATGAATCATTGACAACAGGAAGATTAACCCCCGGATATTCCTTCTTTAAATCCAAACCTCTTTCCATGTCACTTTCTTCATTGTCAGGGACACGGTTTGAATAGGTTGTACGTACGGGGACTCTGCTCACATCTGATGCACAGCGGAATTGCACAGGCAGATTATTGCCTTTCGAATCCTTTCGGGCAATGTAATATGCACCGTCCATCTGTCGGAATAGCCCGACAATCGGTAGCCCCCATCCTCTGTATATGGGGACAGAGCGTTTCAGGATTCCAATGCCGCCATCCAGCACCGTATTGTCACTCCATTTGACACCGTCAGCAAACTCCATCTTGGTGTAAGAGTTTACAACGGCTGTCATTACTCCGTCTGCCATTCCCTCACATCCGGGGACATTTCTTACCACGTAGTAATGCTTGCAGGCTTCCATGCCTGCGCCCGTAGACAGGTTGACTGAACCATCGGTTATACACGACACATTTCCGTCTGCGCCAAAAGTGAACACATTCCCAATATTCCCTATCTTCGGCACAAGTCCTGCCTTGGATATGCCGTCCAATAGTCTTTGAGCTTCCATTATTTCTAAAAATCCGTACAATGAACTACCGGTAACGCCACCAATCAGATTGGTTTTATTTGTCGAAGATGCCGGAATAACCATATTACTACCATGCAGAGTGCTGTATTTTACTGTATCCCCGATTATCACCTTCCATCCGCTATTAGCGGTAAGTGCACTGTCTGCAAATGTAGTTGCATTAACGCTGTCTAACATTGTACAACCTGCACCAAACAGGTTTAACCTAGTATGTGCCCATGTGCCAAGCTCAAAGCTCATCAGGCAAGTAATGATTTCGTAGAACTCATAATACATGCCCATATATGGACGATTGGTCGCTTCGTCTGCATTCTTTGCCTGTGCATTCTTGATTGATTGTACCGCGGACACATTTTGTGTCGGGTATCCGCCACCACTTGTCTTATAGTTTTTTTTGAATATGTTCAAAGGTGCGGTGTATGTCCCGATTGCGTTCTTATTATAGACATAATGGGCGCAATTTCTTGCATCACCTTCCAGCTTGGCGGTAACACATTCACCGGGGACGATGGCAAACGGTCTGATTCGCTTTGCCTGCTTCCCTCCGATACCGAAAGGCAGAAGAGACAATGCCACAATGTTATATTCCCCTTCCGTACCTCCCTGTGGCGTATATTGCATGGTGGTGCGTAAGTAATACAAATC